ATGAATTTCCAGCAAAGTTACGAACTGGAAACGGAAGCGGAGGCGCTGGCCGGCGAGCTTGCGAATATAGAGCCGATGCAGCCCGATATCGCGGCATAGGAGGTTCAACCCGCCGGTACGACCACCTGGATGCGCCGCGGGCGCTGGCCGTCCTTGCCGGGCACCAGCACCACGATGACGCAAACCGTCTGCCCGCCCTGCTGCGACGCGGACGCCTTGGCGAGCGTGCCGCCATTCTGCGCCGCGACCTGCTCGCCGACCGCATAGCAGTCGGCCTGCGCGACCTGGATCGCACCGTCCTCGGACCACGCCGGGAGGGCGGACAGCGCAAACGCCACTGCTGCGGTCGCGCCTGTCAGCCGTCGGGCCAATGTGTTGAACGTTGCCATGTCGCCGTTCTAGGCCGCAGCGGCTGAACATGGAATGAATGACGAACAGAACATTGCGGCTCCCCCGAAGCTCGGCCGTCGAGGGACGAGCCTAGCCTGCAGAAGCTAGCCGATCTTGTCGGTCGCTGACAACCGGCCGAAGATGGCGACCAGCCCGGAAAGCGCGCTGATCGCCTGCAGGATCGTGTCGGTCAGCGCGGTGTTGTCTATGCCCGCCACCGGCACGCCGATCAGCCCGGCCGCCGCTGTCACGATGGTGACCAGCGAAGCCCACACGGTGCGGGAAAGATACCAGGGTTTTGTCGCGGTCATCGCATTTCCTTTCGTTGCATGTCCATTGAAGGGAGGTCGTCAGGCGAGCGTCACGGAGAGTTGCGCTGGCAGCCCTGCTCCAACCGAAGCACTCAGCTGGCGAATGGTCAGGGCAGCCGTGGCCGGAAGGGCCGGGAAGTTGGCGGCGATCGACGCCGCCGGATAGGTCCAGCTCTGCGTGGTGACTGTCACCGAGCGTTTGAGGATATTCGCTTCGTTCCGCACTTCGACACGGTAGCTTTCCGTTTCCTCGCCGAGCGGGATGTCCTCGCCCTCCCAGCTGTCCGCGTCGACCCTGCCGCGCCGTGTCCATGTCACGGCGAGGTCGCCGACCTGCCGGCGGGCATCGAGATGGACCGGCGACAACGGCAGCCGCGCCCGTAAGCCGCCCGTCACGGTCTGCTGCGCGAAGGTGATCGACGAGAAGTCGCGGCCTGACGGCCCGGCGCGCCAGTTGAGCGCCAGCCCTGCTTCCGGGCCGAGCAACCCGGCAGGTTGGACCGCATCGTCGAGCAACACAAAATCCGCGCCATTGGCCGCCCCGGCAAGCATGGCATCTTCGGTACCCAGCTGGCCGCGCAGCAGGTCGGTCAGCTTCCAGATCGAGGGCGACACCTCCTCGGCGATGGCGAACTGGAGCATTTCCCATGCGCCGGAGAGAGATCGTACCGCCGCGGCGTTCGCGCCGTTGAGGAGTTGTGCGGTGCTGACGCTGGCAAGCTCGCCGGAATGGAGCTCGACCAGAACGCTGCCCGTATGGTCGATTCGCCCGGAAAAACCGGATCCGGCGAGCGGAGCCGCCAGCCTGCCCAGGAAAGCCGGCGTCGGAATGACGGTGCGCAAGGTGAACCCTGTCGCCTCGGGCGAGGCATAGAGCGCCTGGCTCTTCCATGGCTTCGTCCAGAGCGCGGCGCGGAACCGGTCGTTCTCGGAACCGCTTGAGATCATCGGCAGATCGAGGAAGATCGCCTGCGGCTTGCCGAAGATCGGCACAAGCGGCGGCGGTCCGTAAGACGGCATCCTGCGCCGCGCACTCGCCGAACTCACGATCTCGCGCGCCGAGACGGTCCGCACCAATCCTTCCTCGACCTCGTCGACGAGGAAGCGCGTTCCGTCCGCGGTCCCGTCCAGCGTCAGGATCGCGCCGGGCGCGATATTCACCTGCGAGGGCGCCACCGCGAAGCTGGCCCGCTCGCGCTGCCGCCACCGGCGCTGCATCCAGTCGGACAGCAGCGCCTCGGCCTCGGCGGTTTCAAGCGCGCCGGGAAGGCTGATCGCCTCCTGCCGGCGGCCGCCCGTTCCCAGCCGGACGCTGCGCGCCGACGCCGACTGGTATTCGGCGAAAGGATCGGCGAAGGCGAGCGTCGCCTCGGCGGGCAGGTCCTGGTCCGGAGAACGTACGAATTCGATCGCCGGCTTGTCGTCGCCCGCGACCATCTCGGAGATCGGCTGCGCGCTGTCCGCGCTCGCCCCCTCGCGGAAGAAGCAGAAATTGCCGTCCTCCTCTTTCGCCGCGATGCCGTAGAGGTCCAGCACCGGCTGCAGCGCCGCGCGCGGCGAAGCGGGGCGATCGATCACATAACCCTGCATGGCGCCGTCCGCCTGCCGCACATCGGCCGGCGGCAGTCCATGGTCGGCAAGGATCGCATTGATGAGATCGCCGACCGCGACGCCGCCCAGCCTTCCGTTCAGCCAGTGGCCGAGGTTCCAGTTGCCGCCGTCGCTCCACAGCGCGTCCTGCTGAGGAAAGGCCGGAAACGGACGCGCGTCCCATGCCCAGACATAGATACGGCTGTGATCCAGCATGCGCCCGCCATAGCTGAGCGACAAGGGATTCTTCGGCGAGGAAAAATGCGGACTGGCCGGATCCCAATACGCGAAATGCGCCTCCAGGTAGCGATAGAGGGCGAGGTCCGACCGTCCGCGATTCGAAAAATAGGGCGACGAACTTTCGGAGGATTTCGGATCGGGAAAGACGTTCGGCTGGTTCGGCCCCTTGTCGACGGCCGGGCAGCCGATCTCGGTCATCCAGATCGGCTTCGAGCGCGGCGTCCAGGCCGTGGGCGGTCCCGTCTCGATACCGGCGATACGATTGCGATGCGGGTTCGACCACCACGACACGAGGTCCTTGTAGCGAAACACCCATGGCTTGCCGTAGGCGCCGTCGGCGATAGGCGTCCGCATGCGCGCCTCGCGCGCCGCATCCGATGCGTAATACCAGTCGAAGCCCTCGCCGCTGGCGACCCCCTGCCGCAGCCCGTCAGGATCGTATGGGCCGGCGAAACCATCGGGATTGGCGCCCAGCAGGTCCGCGTCGCGCCAGTCGGAGAGCGGCATGTAGTTGTCGATGCCGATCGCGTCGATCGCCGCATGCGCCCATAGCGGATCGAGGTGGAAGAACACGTCGCCCGAGCCGTCCACCGGCTGGTGGCCGAAATATTCCGTCCAGTCCGCCCCGTAGGTGATTTTCGTCCCGGTCCCGACGATGCCGCGCACTTCGGCCGCCAGGTCGCAGAGTGCCTCCACGAAGGGGAAGGCATTGGCGCCGTCGCGCAACGTGGTCAGCCCGCGCAGCTCCGAGCCGATCAGCATGGCGTCGACCCCGCCGGCCGCCACCGCCAGATGCGCATAGTGCAGGATCAGCCGGCGATAGCCCCAGTCGTCCGGATCGCCCGTGAAGTCTATCGTATCGGCGCCAGCCGAAAAATCGCCGGCCGCCGCGCCGCCGATGAATGCCTCGATCTGCGTGCGCGCCGCAGCGGTCTTGTCCGCACTTCCCCAGCTACCGGGACCGGGATGGCAGGTGATGCGGCCGCGCCACGGATAGGGCGCCTGCGCCGCGCCGCCATAGGGATCCGGCAGCGTGTTGTCCTGCGGCACGTCCATCATCAGGAACGGGTAGAGCGTCACCTTCAGCCCGCGCGCCTTGATCTCGGCGATGGCGTCCATCACCGAGCGATCCGAGGGCGTACCGCCATAGGCCGCGCCACCGCCATAATAGGAAACCACCGGCGCGTCCGCGCGCCTCAGCCCCGATGCGCGCCACTCGGCGGAGAAGCCGTCCGTGCCGTTGTCGACCACCGCCGGCCGTATCAGGCAATCGCCGGCCCTGAGGTCATTGCCGAACCAGCTCACCACCAGCCCGATGTGCTCGAGGTTGGGGCACAGGCTCTGCAACTCGTCGAGCGAGCCCGCCAGGTCGGTCGGCGCGAACAGAACGTGCCGGTTGAGATGGTCCGTCTCGCCCTCGATGATCGTGCGCGTCACCTCGGACGGCGACAGGCCGAACTCCGTCGCGCCGGGGATCAGCGCCACGCCCCTGATGTTGCGCGTGAGCTGCCCGACCGGCCGCAGCACCTCGAACTGGAATTGCGGGATGCGGTTGCCGTAGTCACCCAGCGGAAAGCGCTCGAACACCACATAGGCGGTGTCGCGATAGGCCGGCGCGTTGCCGTCGCCCTGCTTGGCGGCGATCAGCGGATCGACCGCCTGGCCGGCATCGCCGCCATAGAAGCGCATCTCCACCTGCGTGCGGTCGAGCTCGCGGCCGTCCGCCCAGACCCGCCGAATGCCGGCTACCTTTCCCTCGGCGAGCGCGAAGGCGAAATTGCCGGCATAGCTGTATTCGGTGACCTCGGTACCGCCCTTGCCGCCTTCGCTGCTGGTCTGGCGGCTCTCCTCGAAGCGGGTCGTCCAGATCAGCGTGCCGCCGACCTTGACCGTGCCATAGACGCGCGGCAGCGCCGCGCCGTCCTCGGCGGTGAACAGCGGCATGCCGGCGAGCCGCCCGCTTTCGAGCGACTGCGTGCCCTGCAGCAGCGCCTTGTCGATGGCATAGCCGGCGAGCGCACCCGCCGCCGTGCCGATCGCGGCCGCAGTCGAGCCGAACAGTCCGCCGAGATAAGCCCCGGCGGCCTGCAGCAGGATGGTTGCCATGTGAAGGTGCGCCTCTTCGAAATGGGAGGGGAGTAGGGCAATAGGGCAGTAGGGAATAAGGGCGCGCCGGCGCATGAGAGACCAGATTGTCCGGCCGGGACAGGCGCAGCGAGAGAGCGGTGCCCCCTATTGCCCTATTGCCCTATTGCCCTATTGCCCTATTCTCGACTGCCCCACTTCAGGAAACCTGAACAACGCCGCGATGCGGCTTCGCCACTGCGGCACCAGCGCCGATTCCAGCACGCTGTGGCCCTGATAGGCATGGATGAAGCGATCCGGCGCGGTCGCGATGCCTGCATGCTTGGCCGGCAGATGCGGCCGCCAGCGGAACAGGATGAGGTCGCCCGCCTCCACCGCCCGTCCTAGCTTCTCGATACAGTGCCGGCGCGCCGCCTCGATCATCAGCTCGCGCCCGCCGCATTCGGCCCAGTCGGAAGCATATGGCCCCGGCCGCTCCGGCTCGGCGCCATAGAGTTGCGCCCAGACGCCGCGGACCAGGCCCAGGCAATCGCAGCCGACGCCCTTGCGCATACCCTGGTGGCGATAGGGCGTGCCGAGCCACGCCCTCGCCGCCGCGACGACCAGCGTTGCGGTGTCGGGATCGGGTTTTGTCATAGGAACCTCTGCGAAGAGGGGAATAAGGCAATAGGGCAATAGGTGACGGCGCCGGGCAGGCAACGGCAGCAGAGACACACCGAAGCACCTCCCTATTGCCCTATTGCCCTATTGCCCCATTGCCCTATTGCCCTATTGCCCTGCCCTACTCCACCACCGCCCCGCCATCGAACACGCCGCCATCCGTCACATAGCTGTAGGCGGCGTTGTTGCCGGGCAGGTGCGGAAAGCCGCGGAAATTCACTTCATTGGCGAACTTCGCCTTGCAGGTGGCGAAGCTCTTGTCGCAGCCGGCCGTCACCGTGAACGCGTCGCCCGCCTGCGGCCCGAAGCCGACGCCCGGCCACAGCGTCAGCGTCACCGCGCCGCTGCTGTTGAAATGCGTCACGACCCGCGCCTTGCGCCCGACGTTTCCGCCGGATGTCCAGGTCAGCACCCCGCCCGAGAACCAGTCGTCCTCAAAGCCTGCAAGGCCCGAAACGTCGATCGCATCCGCTCCGCTGGCGGCCGTCACGACGCCGGTACCCAGGAAACTGCCCGTCAGCGCCACGCCGCAGCGCCCGTCTCCCAGTTCGGCATCGCAGGAGCGCCTGACCGCGCGTCCGCCAGGCTGGTCGAGCACCTGGAACGCGCCCTGCAGCTCCGCCACAAGGCGATTGTCGGAAACCGTGATCTTGCCGATGGTTGCCTTCCGGATCGATGCGAAGTCCTCAGGGCTGCGCCAGTTGACGAGCAGCGTCTCGACGCTCGCCCCGTCATAGAGGCCGGCGCCGATATCCTCCTCGCGCAGCAGATCCGAGGAGAGCGCTCCCTCGACATCGACCGCGCTCGCCGCCAACCCCAGCGTCTCGCGCGCCTCGCTCGCGCTGAAGCCTGACGCCGGCTCGTAAGCCGTGCCACCGACCGTCAGCGCCTCGTCATGGTCGGTGAAGCCCAGCACCGTGCCATCGCCGCGCGTCAGCTTCCAGCAATGGCACAGGCTGGTGATCTCGCCGGCCAGATGGTCGAGCAGCGCGGGGGGATATGTGGTCATGGGTGCGCCCTCAAGAAGCAGGGGATGAAGCAACCGAGCGAATGGGGAATAGGGGATAGCGAGTAGCGAATTGGGGGCTCCGCAGTCTGCCCTCCCTATTCGCTATTCCCTACTCGCCATTCGCTCTTTTCACGGTCTCACCTCGACCAGCGGAATCGACGGTATCTGCCCGGCGTTGAACGTCGACAGGCTGACCGTCAGCCGGTCGGCGTCGAAGCGTACCGGCACATCGAATTCGAAGCCGGCCGTCACCACGAGGCCGGCACCGGGCGCGGCCGTGAAGACGATGTCGCCCGTCGCCGCATCGAAGGTGAACTGCAACGGCGTCGACGTCTCGACGCCGTTCACGGCCACACGCAGCGTGGCGAGCACCGGCCGCAGGATCAGCCGCTTGTAGGCGTCTGGGCCGCTGCCATAGGTCTTGGTCAGCGCAAAGCGCAGCAGCGCTCCGTCGCCGATGCCGATCGCCTGGTCGAGCGGCGTCGCATTGTCCTTTGGCGGACACGACTTCATGTCGAACGGATCGCGGAAGCGGAAGCCGTGCAGCGAGCCGCGGCGCGCCTCGAAGAAGGCGATCAGGTCGTGCAGGTCGGCGGCCGACCGCAGGCCCGTCCCCGCATCGTAGCGATGCCGGGAATGCGCGAAGCGCGCATTGCGCCGCTCGCGGCCGGAGGTCATCTCGACGATCTCGTTGCGCCGTTCCGGCCCACCGGTCGCGCCGAACGAGATCGACAGCGGAAACTGCACCTCGTGGAAGGTGGAAAATTCGGTCACGCGGGTTCCCTTTCCTGCGAAAGGCAGTAGGGCAATAAGGCAATGGGGCAGTATGTGATCAGAGAAGACAGCCCTTACGACCCCTACTGCCCTACTGCCCTACTGCCCTACTGCCCTACTGCCTTATTGCCCTATTGCCCTATTGCCTTCACATCGTCCTCGTCCCTCGCGACACAGCGCGCGCCAGCATCCCGGTCACCTGCGCCTCGGACTTGCGGAACGAAGCAGCGTCCTGCGCGGTGACGTTGAAGACCACATTGACCGCCCCGCCGCCACCGGACGTGGCAACACCCAGCCGCCCGTCGGCGCCGCGCTGCAGCGGCAGGATCGCCTCGGCGCCCGCCTCGCCCATCAGGCCGAGCGAGCGGCCTGACTGGAAATAGGTCGGCGTCGAAACCACGCCGCCGGCCGCGAAGGGCGTGATGCTGCCCGGCACGCCACCCTTCGCGAAGGGCAGTACGGATGTCAGTCCGGCGAACAGCGGCGTCAGCAACGATTGCAGCGGCCTCAAGCCTTGGTTGAGCGCCATGCCGGCGAGATTCAACCCGACCTGGCGCAGGATGTCATCCAGCTCCTTGCCGCCGACCACCGCGCTCTTCAGCGCGCCGGTCAGTTGCGTCCCGAAACTTGCAGACAGCTTCTCGAGGTTGGCGAGCGCCTGCTCGACCGCGCTCGTGTCCGCGGTGACCTGGATTTCCATGTCGTTGGCCATTGCGTGCCACCTCCCTCATGTTCGATGTCGACGATGGCGCTACCATTTCGTCGCAGGCGGTTGAGTTAGCGCATCCGGAAACGCCTGCATCAGCGCACCCAGTTCGCCACGCCGCATCGGCGGGCTGGCCTCCGGCAACACGGCGGCTGCCGCGCTTTGAAACTCGCGCGGCGACATCGCCCAGAAATCCCTCGGTGAAAGCCGCAGCAGGCCGAGGCCGACCGTCATCACGGCCGGCCATGGAAACGGCACCGGATCGCCCGCTGCGGCATCTAAGGGTTTTGCCTGCCCTCGCCCGTCCCGCCGAAGGTCGCCGCCAGAAGCTCGCCGACGATCGTCGCGAAGCCGGCCACGCCGCCTTCCGCGCGCATGGCCGCGACATCGGCGTCACGCATGTCGTTGCCGGCGCCGCGCAGTCCGGCGCCGATGACGCGGATCAGGTCGTTGGCCGACAGGCGCCCACTCGAAAACCGCTCTGTGAGCGCGTTGAGATCGGCGGCATCATAGGCGGCCTCGAGCTCGGCGAGCGCGCCAAGCGTCAGGCAGAGCCGGTGCTCGCGCCCGTCCAGGATGGCGGCAACCTCGCCGCGATGCCGGTTCACGATCATGAAAGCTCCAACGGTGAATGGCGAATAGTGAATGGTGAATGGTGAATGGTGAATGGAACAGTGAGGCGCTCAGCGAACATCGGCAAACAGCACAGCGGATATTCCCCACCGAACCATTCACTATTCACCATTCACTATTCACCCCGCTCACAGCGCCTCGAACGAAATGCTGCCCGCCGATTCCAGTGCGATCTCGAAAGTCACCTCGCCGTCGTGATTGCCGGAATATTCGAGCGCGGTGATCTGGAAAGGACCCTGGATCGTGCCGAAGCTCGGCACGATGAAGCGCCAGTCCACGATCGACCCGGAAAAGTAACGCGTCCGGATGTCGGCGTCGGAGGGTGCGTCCTTGAAGATGCCGGAGCCGCTGATGGCGGCGCGCTGAACGCCGCTGCCCGCGAGCAACTCGCGCCACCGGCCGGCCGAGTCGGAATCCGTGATATCGACCGTCTCGCTGTTGAAGGCGATGCGCCTGGCGCGCAGCCCGGCCACCGTCGTGAAGCTGCCAAGACCGGTGGAATCGATCTTGAGCAGAAGGTCCTTGCCCTTCTGTGCGACCATTGGGGTCTCCGTGATTTAGGGTAGTAGGGGAATAAGGCAGTAGGGCAGTAGGGGAAGACTAAAGCAGCGCAAGGGAAGAGACAGCGAGGCCGGTAAACATGGCAGCGAGGCCGAAGCCCTATTGCCCTATTGCCCTATTGCCCTATTGCCCTATTGCCCTATTGCCCTATTGCCCTACTCCCCCACCTCTTCCGTCACCGCCCGGAACCTGAGCAGCCCGTGATGCACGGCCTGGTCTTCGTCGTAGCGTTCCTCGGCGAATTCGAGGCGCAGGTTCACGAGATGCTGGCCGTCGAGGGGCAGCGACTTGTCGTCCAGCACCCAGCGCGCCATCTCCATGATCTCCAGCGCTTCCTTGTTGCCCTTCGCCTTCGACCAGATATGCAGCGTGAAGAGGTGCTCGTTTCCCCGCTCGGTGCCGGTCGACCAGTCATAGACGCTGGTACGGCCGAAGGTGATGTAGGGAAAGGCGGTGTTGGCCGGCACCTGGGCGAAGACGCGGCCGGCGCCGAGCGCCGCCGTCAGCGCGGGATCGGCGCCGAGCGCGGCGAAAATCGCCTTCTGCAACTCAGCGGCGGGCGCGGTCATCGGCAAGCTCCTTTGCGCGTTTCGGCCGCATGATCGGGTCGGCGGTCGGCTCGGCTCCTACCCGCCGACTCGAAACGTAGCCTTGTTCGGCCGCGTCCGCCAGATCATGCGCCCCGGCGCGCAAGGCTCGCACAAGTCCGTCGAGCGTCAACCTTACCGATGCCTTCATCGCCCGTTCTCCCTGGCGCCGCAGACCAGATAGCGGCCATTCTCGTCCGGATCATGGACGGTCGTAATCTCGAACACACGGCCCGGCGCCGTGAAGCGCATGCCGCTCCGCACATCGTCGCGCCGCCTGATGGTGATGCGGTGCATCACCGTCTCATTCGCCTGGTCGGCGCCGAATGCACTTCTTGCGCTAACCGGCTCGATGCGCGCGAAGACCGTCGCCAGCGTCATCCACGTTTCGGTGTGTCCGCCCATGCCGTCGGCGGCGAGGCTCGCCTGCTGCAGCGCCAGTTCGGTGCGCAGCCTGCCCGGATCGAGATTCATCAGATCCTCCGCAGCCGGTAGCCCGAAATCATGCGCTCATAGCCCGGCGGATACGAGACCGGCTGGTCACCGGCATCGAACACGCCGCGGAACTCGTACCAATGTGCGACGAGCAGCAGGATCGCGCGCTTCAGCAGGTCCGGCACGTCGGTGCCTGCCTCGCCGTAGCCGGCGGTGAAATCGATCTCGATGCCGTTCATGATGCGCGCCGGCGCCGGCGTCGTCTCGAAATGCAGCCGGGCCGGCCGCGACAGGCTGTCCAGCATGTATGTGCCGGGATCGACCAGCGTGGCCTCGCCATCCGCGCCGAACACAGTCACGGAGAGAATTTCCTTGACCGGATGCCGCACGATCGTGACGGTGCCGTCGCGTGGCCAGCAATCCAGCGCCAGCCGCCAGCTCTGGTCGATCAGCACGGTGCCGGTCGCTTTCTCGACCTCGTCGCGCGCGGCCTTGATCAGCCCGGCGATCAGCTCGTCCTCGCTGGCGTGGGAGATGCGCAGATGCGCCTTCGCCTCGGTCAGCGTCACAGGCTCGACGGCCGGCTCCACGGTGCGGAACAGGGTCATGCAGATCCTCGATGTTGGGAATTCCAAGCGAATGGCGAGTGGCGAATAGCGGATAGTAAGAGCGAGTAGCGGCCTCGACCCAGCGGAGAGCAACCGAACTCGACGTGCCCTATTCGCTACTCCCTATTCGCCATTCGCTCGTTGCAGCTCCGGCAGCAACCGCCGCCGGAGCTGCAACTCTCAAGCAGTGCCGTATTTCAGCAGCTTGATCGCGTCGAAGTCCTGCACGCCGCCGCCGACGCGCTTGGTCGTGTAGAACAGCACGTAGGGCTTGGCCGAATACGGGTCGCGCAGCACCCGTACGCCGGCACGGTCGACCACCAGGTAGCCGCGCGAGAAGTCGCCGAAGGCGATCGGCGTGGCGTCCGCCGCCGCGTCCGGCATATCCTCCGCCTCGACCAGCGGGAAGCCCATCAGCAGGGCGCGCTGCCCGGGGGCCGCCGGCGGCTGCCACAGATAGTTGCCGTCGGCGTCCTTCAGCTTGCGCACGGCGGCCTGCGTCTTGCGGTTCATCACCCAGTTGGCGTTCTGGCGGTAACCCGCTTTCAGCGCGTAGACCGTGTCGATCAGCACGTCGGACGGGTTCGACGCCGGCAGCGCGCCCGATACGCCGGTCAGGATGTAACCGAGATTGCCCCAGCTCCAGCTCGCCTCGGCGACCTTCGTGTAGTCGAGAAAGCCCTTCGGCTTGTTGGTGCCGTTGCCGGTCACGAAGGCCATGCCCTCCTGCTCGGCGAAGGCCGCCTCGATCTCGCTCGCGATCCACTGGTCGAGATCGACCACCGCATCCTCGAGCAGCGTCGCGGTCGCCGCCGGCATGGCGTAGAGCTCCATCGTCGGGAACGACAACTCGCTCAGCGTGTTCGACGCCGTCTGCGGCCGCGCCGCCGTCTCCGCCACCCAGCCGACCGCCGGACCGGTCACCGAGAACGGCTTCTTCAGCACCGCGCCTGACACCTGCCGCACGCTGGCGATCGAGCGGATCGGCGACAGCGCCGTGAGCCGCCGGCCGATCTCGGCCTCGACCTCGGGCGGTACGAGATACCCGCCGTCAGGCCCCGAACCGTAGGACATCGCCTTGACGTCGAGGCCGCGCATGCCCTGCTCGTCGCCGGTCCGCACATAGGCCTCGAAGGCCTGCTTGTGTTCGCTCGGCAGGACGCTCGCCGTCTCGCGGCCGAGGGCCGGGCGTGCGTTCTTCAGCGCCAGCCGGTCCAGCGTCCGCTTCTGCTCGTCGAGCGCCTTGCCGATACGGTCGACCTTCTCGACTGTCAGCACGTCGGCGCTCGCCTTCTTCTCGATCTCCTTCAGCCTGTCATTGTTCTCGGCCTTGAAGCGCTCGAACGAAGTCATGAACTCCTCGAACGCGTCGGCGACATCGCCGGCGGATTTCACCTCCGGCGCGGCATGCATCTCCATGGTCATCCGTGCAAATCCTTGCTTTTCATCTTGCTTGCGGCCGAGCGGATCAGCGCCGCCAGGCCCTCTTCGGTCTGCCGCGCGGCGTCCCGCTCGCGCTGCATTGCGACATAGCCCCTGGCGATCACCGCCCTGGCCTCGCCGCGCGTCAGCCCCGCATCCCGCGTCAGCCAGCGCTCGAACTCGCGTGTCGTCGGCAGCCTGCCGCCAACAAATCCCTTGACGCGCTCCACCCGCGCGCCGGGCTGCATGGGAAACGTCACCACCGATATCTCCCACAAATCCGCCTCCAGTATGTGGCGCACGCCGCTCCTGGCGTCGGCCTTCGCCCGCACGGCGCGGAAGCCGATCGACAGCCCGTCCAGCGCGCCGCCCTTCATCAGCGAAAGCACCTCGCGCGCCCGCGCCACGCCCCCGGCGAGCTGGCCGCGCACGAACAGGCCGCGCTCGTCCTCGCGGATCTCGGTCCAGAGGCCGATCGGCTCGGCCGGGTCGTGCTGGTAGAGCATCCTGATGCCTGCGGCGCCGCGCGTCCGGATCGAGCGGGCGAAGGCGCCGCGCTCGACGATATCATGGCCGAGGTCGAGCGCTCCGAACAGGCTCGCATAACCGGAGAAAGTGCCGTCCGCCTCGACCTCGGCCAGCGCCAGGTCGACGAATTTGCGCTCCTCGCTGGCGAGCTCGATCCGCCTTGTCGTCAT